AGTATAATGATTGACACTTAGTGTAATCAGACTAAAGTCAAGGAATAGAATTATGAGTTGGTTAAGTAATTTTTTAGGTCTTAAAAAGGTAAAGACTCCATTGGTTCAACAGCCGGAAGAAATCCAGAGTGATTTTTCTCAGGATGGATATTTGAAGGACTTGGCAACTAAGAACGGTTATGAAAAAACTATTATCGCCGGAATGAAGAAACCTAAGCTATCGACGAAATCTCTTTTGGGCTAAAAATGGAAGATACTATAGCATTACAAATAATCAGAATGGCTGAGGAAGAAGACAGTAAGGCTTCCAACTTCAGGAGATTATATCAGGAAACAGCGGACTTCATGTACCCATGTGAGAATCAGATAACTTCGCAGCGAACACCCGGTCAGGACAAGTCAATTATTATCAGGGACCCTACTGCAATGTTCGCAGCCGATGATATGGTTAGCGGATTGATAGGAACATGGATTCCAGGCGGTCAGAATTTCTTTAACCTGAGAACAAAGAATAGAGTTGAAAATACGTCAAGTACAGCTTTAATGTGGCTTGCTTACGCAGCAGAGATACTTCACGAAGAAATGTTCGGAAGTAATTTCATGCTTCAGCTCCACGACACGATAAAAGCTCTCGTTGTCTTTGGTACTGGATGTTTGTTCACTGAGTGGGATTATGACCGGCTCGGATTGAACTATAAGGATAGGCACATATCGACTTATACCATAAAGCAGAACGCTATGGGTATAGTTGATACTGTCATATTTACTTATGAATTATCAGCGAGACAGGCAACTACGGAATTTGATAATCCAGGCGAAAAAGCGCTTCAATCCGCTTCGACTATTAAAGACGAGAGTAAGAAATATAAATTCATTGAAGTTATCAGGCCGAGGCTTAAAAGAAATCAATTACTCGTTGATAAACTCAATATGCCTATCGAGAATATAGTCGTAAATGTCGAAGAAAAGAAAGTGGTTTACGAAGGTGGTTTTGAAGAAATGCCCGCAGCGGTTCCGAGATGGGAAAAATCTTCCGTTGAAAAGTATGGTCGAGGCAGAGGAACTGTAATACTGTCCGTTGTAAAAGAATTACAGCAGATGTGGTTAGGCTTAATGAATTGTGGAGAGAGATGGAACAATCCACCGAGATGGCAATTAGAAGATGCTATCGAAGGTGTTCTTGACAATAGACCTGGTGCATTGAATATCTTTACCCAACCAAATGCCGCTGGTGCTTTGGAAGGAACGTTAAATGGTAATTACCCTATCAGTAAAGAGATTATCGAAGTAGTTCACGAGGTAGTCAATAAGGCTTTCGCTAAAGATATTTTCGTTCAGATGGGCGATTTGAAGGGCGATAGAAGAACTACAGTTGAAATAAGTGCGAGATTGAAGGAAGGCTTGAGACGATTAGTTTCGCCAATAGCGAGACTTGAATATGAATTATTTACTCCGACGATTATTCGCAGTTTTATGATCCTGATACGTAACGGCATAATACCACCGGCTCCACAGGAACTTGTAGGACAGAGATTGAGTGTGGAATACGTTGGTGAACTCGCTATGGCGATGAGAACATATCAGTCGAGAGCATTTACAGAATACGTTTCTATGCTCATGGCTATGAGTGAGAAGTTCCCTGAAGCTACTGATATTCTCAATCTCGATAGGGCATTGCCAAGAGTCGCGTTATCGTCCGGTGTCAATAGTCAGGACTTGAATACCGAAGAAGAAATTATGGCCAAGAGACAGGCGAGACAGCAGCAGCAGGAACAAATGCAGCAGCTCATGGCTCAACAGGCTCAGGCTGAGGCGTATAAGAATACTCAAAAAGCACCGGAGCAGGGTAGTCCGGCGGCTGAAATGGCAGGTGTATAATGGATAAATTGCAACAAATAATATATGAAAGATGTGTTGATGTAATGGAAAAATCAGAAGATGTTCTTATAAGTTTAACACCAAAAGAAGCATACGTTGTTGCAAAAGCTCTTGAGAATCAGGAAAGATTTACTAATCCAATTCTTGTAATGGAAGACAATAATGCCCCTTAAAAATGGAAAATCTAAAAAAGCAATAAGTTACAATATCGCCGAGTTAATAAGGTCAGGACGACCTAAAAATCAGGCTGTAGCCATTGCAATGAGTAAGGCTGGTAAAAAGAAAAATGCTAAAACAAGGTGATTACAGAAAAGTATTTGAGAGTCCTGATGGCAAGAGAGTTTTGGAAGACTTGGAAAGAGTTACTAATTTTAACAGACAGTCTTACGACCCGAACTCAGATAGGAATACATGCTTTAATCTTGGCCAGAGAGAAGTGATTTTGCACATTAAACGTAAAATGAAGGCAGACGTAGAAAAACCGGAAACAGTAATTAATAAGGATGTAAACAATGGATGAAACAACTGACGTAGTAGAAACTACAGAACCAGTACAGAATATTACTAACTTTATCGCCGAGGACGGAAGTTTCAAAGATGGATGGCGTGATTTCGTTCCTGAAGATATTAGGAATGAAAAAGTATTCGACCGAACGAAGAATATCGAGGGCGTATTCAAATCTCTCGCAAGTGCAGAGCGTAAGTTTGGAATGAAAGCCGTACCCTTGCCAGGTGAAAACGCCGAGCAGGAAGAATGGGACGAATTTTACAAAGCAACTGGCAGACTTGAAAAGCCGGAAGATTACAAAATCGAGAAGGACCCAACTATTCCAGACGAGTTCTGGCCAGACGATATTGTAAACATTTTACAAAAATCCGCTTTCGAGGCTGGAAACAATCCTAAGCAGGCGGCTATTTACGGCAAGAATTTCAACGAGTTTCTAAAGAAACAGATTGAAACCGCACAGACAGAGCAGAAGTTACAATATGACGAGTCGATAAATGAACTAAAAACAGAATGGTCGAGCAAGTACGATAGTAATATTCATATAGGCAATATTGCTCTTGAAAAAGGTACTGCCGGTGATAACAAGTTAAAAGAAAGAGTAAAAGAGAAATTCGGTGCAGACCCCGATTTCGCAAGGTTAATGCGTAATCTCGGTGTTAATTTCAAGGAAAGTGAACTTATTGATGCTGATGCCGTCCAGCCGGACACATTAGCGGAAATAGATGAAAAAATGGCACAGTTAAGAGAATCCGATGCCTATAAAAACAAGATGAATCCTGGTCATGCGGATGCGATAAAGAGAATGTCGCAACTATATAACCAGAAAACAAAAATTAAATAAGAAGACAACCCACAAGGAACTTCTGAGATAACGGTAGGCCGTTCGTGTAGCCGCGAAAAGGCAGGAAGAACTCATAGAGACAACCTTCCGTGAAAATTTAGTAAATTTTTATTGGAAAGGTAAATACTATGAGTATTACGATTTCAACTGGTCTGCCGGAAGGTTTCGTTGACCAGTTTTCAAATGAGTTATATATCGCACTTCAGCAGAAGGAAACTCTTTTTGAGCAGGCTATAAGAAAAGAACCTGTTCTCAACGCTGAAGATAAGTCGTTCGATATATTAGGCTCGCTTAATCTAACTAAGAAAGAATCTAAAAATCCGCAAACACCAAACACTAACCCTTCGTTACAGAGGCGTTGGGTTACAACTGACCCTTGGCATCAAGGCGTTCTCTTCGACAGAGATGACGATTTATCACGTATTATTGACCCTAAAGGCGATGTTCAGCAGGGTTTGATATACGCAGTAAGACGCAAAAAAGACGATGTAATTCTTTCGGCTTTTGATGCTACCGTTCAAGGTGGAAGACGTTATGGCGACACTACGTTTTCGTGGGCAGATGCAAAAGGTACAACTAAGTACACTGAATCGTCTGGCGGAAGAACAATTCCTCACGATTGCTCAGAAGGAAACTGTAGTGCAAGTGATACTGGAATGACGGTAGAAAAAGCAGAATTGATTTGTGAATATTTCGCTAAAAACGAAGTTGACGAATCAACACCTATTTTCTGTGCTATTAATCCAAGACAGGCAACAAATCTATTCGGTCAGGAAGAATATACACGTATTGATTACAACGATAATAAGCCTCTTGCAACCGGTAGAATGTTAAAGAACTGGCATGGCATAAACTGGATTCTTTCTAACAAAATCAGCAAAGGTACATCTAATGATGTTGATGCTGATACCAATATTTACAAATGTTGGGCTTGGGCACAGGATGGTATCGTTCTTGGCGTTCAGTCTGATATTTTAACTGAAATGTCCATCAGAGATGATTTATCTTATGCTCAGCAGGTATATGTCTATATCAATATAGGCGCTATGAGAATGGATGAAGACAGGGTTCTTTGTGTGGAATGTCAATAAAAGGTTTGTGCTTGTAAACACAAATAGTTTATGAAAGGAAATTTTTATGAGTTACGATAATTATTATGAAGGTTTAAGAAGAACACAGCTTGTGGGTCCGGCGACATTAAAGTCTGCCTATGATATTTTCCACGAGTCTGCAACACAGACGTATGCACTTGGTCTTGAATATTATATGAATGACGGTACAGGCCGTGCGTTCAGGTATTGTAAGAATGGTGCAGTTGCTCTGAGTAAGGCTTTAATTACGGCTGGTGCTGCTCAGGATGCTCAGGCAATTACTTCGACCGCACAGACTGCATATGGAGCATCTGTTGGTACAAAGAAGTTCAATGTACTCCAGACAACTGGGAATGCATGGTCTGCACACGACCTTATTGACGGGTGGCTGGTAGTTAGTGACGGCGGCGATGCAATGGGCGATATGTACTTAATCAAGGACAATTACTGGACGACCAGTGATACGGTTATGAATGTCGAAATTGCTGACGCTGGCGGTCTTAGAACTGCTATTGCCGCGACTGACGATGTCATATTCCTCAAGAATAAGTACAAAGATGTCGTTGTAAATCCGACCAATCCTGCTTCGTGCATAGTTGGAGTCCCATTGATTGATGTCACTGCGGAATATTATTTCTGGGCACAATTCAAAGGCCAGGCTCCTATTATATGTGATGGTACTGACACAGTAGTTGTAGGCGACTACGTAATGGCTTCTGAAAGCGTTGCCGGAGCGGTAGCCCTTGTTGACGCTGCTGCTGATGACCATATTTTAGGTCAGTGTATGCTCGTTGGTGCGGTAAATGAAACATGTGTTATTGACCTGTTTATACCGTAAGAAAGGAGCTTATAATGAGTAGAATAACATCAGCAAAAACAGAGCTTGGTGCATTTACCGGTCCTAATAGCGGTACTGCACAAGATGACAATGTTAAGGCTTCTCTTGACCTTGCTCATACTGACTTAGATACGATTATCGCACATGTAGATACTCTTGAGTTAGTTACTCCAAGATATATCGAAAATCCGGCTCAGTCATTAACATCTGGTACGATTGACGATGTCTTTACTATTGCAGGTGGCGATATTCTCGTGCTTGCTTTATGGTCAACAGTTACTACCGTATGTTCCAATAACTCTGTAACTATGGGTTATACATGGGACCCAACGGCTGGTGCTGGGACAGACACTGCTATTGCAAGTGGTGTCGATGTCGATTCAGCGGCAGTTGGTGATAGCGTATGTGCAGAAGGCGATGCAACTGCGGCTGTTATAAAAGCTATCGGAACGGCAGTACCTATTGCCGCTTTGAATAGTGGTTTTATTCTTGGCCCGGGTGGAATTGATATTGAAATGCAGTCTTCAAACCTTACAACTGGTATTGTTACTGCAAAGATGATTTATATTCCATTACAGTCAGGGACAACAGTAACAGCATCTTAACAATATGGGGGCTGAAATATGCCCCCTTTTTTAGGACAATAACATGAGAAGTAAAAAGATACGAAGAATAAAAGTTCCGCAATTTACGGTTGCTAATGGTTCAACAGCGGCAGTCAGCAAGTCTTTAGGCTCTCTTAACGGAACACTCAAACAGGCAATAGTGACTATAAATGATAATACTGGTAATGCAACTGCAACTTTGGCTCTTATTGACGAAGACAGTCTTACATTATGGACGGAAACGGGAATAGCTGAAAATGCTACAACTCCGTTCCAGTATTACACTTTATCAGGTACAGACTTGCCTCTAACTATTCTAATGGATGGCACGATGATATTGACAATGACACCTTCAGGCGACCCGGGCGCAGGTGGCATGACAGTAGATGTAGTTTTGTTTATAGAGGAATAACAATGGCTCTTACTGAATTGGAACTCGGCATATGCAATCAGGCTCTCGGCTTGGTAGGTCAGAAAGAGATTGTCTATACCGATACAAGTAATTCTGATACCGGCACGGCAGGTGTAAATTATAACCGTTGTGACTTGACATACGAACAGACTCGAAATGCCTTACTGAGAACTTTCGAGTGGAATTTTGCTTCTGAGCGACTTGCGCTTTCGAGTACATGGGCTACCGGAACTATTTACACGACAGACCAGTACACTTGGGTTGATGATGTTCTCTATAAGTGCAATGAGGCTCATACTGCAACGACATGGAACACTGATTATGTCATGGACGGCACAAAGTACGTCATGGACGGTACGGAATATGTCAGAGACGATAATATCGATTTCAAGTGGGATATTGTTGATACTCGTGCGAAGACGTGGTGGAGTTATATTTACGACCTTCCCGCGGACTTTATTCGATTCAAACTGAGATGGCTCAAGTGTAACGATACAAAGTTTAATATTGAAGGACGAAGCATTTTAACTAATGAGACTTCCCTGAATATTAATTACATTGCGAAAGTTACTGATACAACTCTTTTTGATGAACTGTTTACAGAAGTCTTGATATACGATTTAGCGATAAAATTAACTTTCCCGATCATGGGCGCAGGTTATCCTGCCCAGGCTATGCGGAGAGATTTACAGGTACAGAGACAAAGAACAATGCTTAAGGCACGCCAGATATGTTCTGCTGAGGTAGAGCAGTCCGGCGAATATACTTGGACGAATGCCCGATATGGTTCGGGTCAGGTCAGGAGAACATTATGAGTGAAGACATTAAAGAATTAGCAATTTACCTATTGTCATCGACAACGATAGATTTACAAACTGATGCCGACACAACACTTTATACAGTACCAACAGGTTATAGATGTGTATTATGCTGGGCTGATATTATATGCGGCTCGGCTGCTTCTACAACGGCTGTAATAACAATAGGTCAATCAACAGCATTAACAGACTTTTTAACAAGTCAGACGCTTACTAATCTGGCGGCTCAATATGATGTATGCACGTGTATGCCAGTACCAAACGCCACGCCGGTCAAGAAGAAAAGTTACGCCGCTGGTACGGTTATTCAACTTGATATTGAAACAGCAGATGCAGACGGTTCGGATGACGCAACATGTAATCTGTTCGGCTATTTAATAGCTGTGTAAACTGTTTACAAATGTAAAAGGATAAAAATATGAAAAAGAAAAACGATACGATTAAAATCAAAGGGTTTTTTCGACTCCAGATACAGGACAAGAAGACCAAAAAAATAGTTGGGGATAGTGGCTGGCTAAAGAATCAGATAACAAATTACGGCTTCAATAATTGCCTCGTCGCCGCCCCGATAGGAGCAGCTTCTGTTCAGGGTGCCGGTATTATGCTCGGTTCCGGCAGTGTTCCTGCTTCTGATGCGACCGCATTGCCGCTCTCAAATACCGATTATTATTCTGCTTTTGGATATTCTTCTGTTCTGAGTTCTTTGACTGCAAGAGTATCACAGAGTTTTGATGGTACACTTGGCGCGGCTACACTTGCTAATATTGGCATATTCGCCGCCTCAGACGGTACACTCATTGCCGGTAATACTTTCGCTTCCTCTGCTCTATCAACTGATCAGGATGTTAATGTTTCCTACGAACTGAGATACTCATAATGAAAAAATTGTCTAAATGGATGGGTATATGTCTTGACGTAGGATGCGGTCAGGCCAAGCAGAAGGGTTTTGTCGGCATGGATATTGAAAAGCATCCTTCGATAGATATTGTCCATGACATGCAGAAATTCCCTTGGCCACTGCCAAATTCGGTATGCCAGAAAATATTAATGTCTCATGTAATTGAACATGTCGAACCAAAGTACAGATTTAATGTATTTGATGAGTGTTGGCGAATAATCAGGTGTGATGGCCAATTACTTGTTTCATGTCCTTATGCGGGCAGTTATCTCGAATCGGCTCATTTTGCTCATTATCCATGCCCGAATGAAGGCGCATTCCAGTTTCTTGACCCTGATTATTATTTATGGCACTGTTCGGGCTGGAATAAATTGAAGCCCTGGAAAATTATAAGATGTTTACCAACGATAGGCGGATGCCTCGAAGTGGTATTAGAGCCTCGAAAGTTAGAGAATGGCCGAATGCCAAAATTACCTGATAAACCAATATATAATGGAATAGTGCAAAAATGAATGATAGGTTAAAAATTAATGATGCTTGTGCTGGAGAAATAGTAAATAAAAATGAAAAACGAATTTCAGGAAACGATAACAGTAATCAAAAGCGGCAAGGAAGGCAATCCGAGGAATCGAATATTGATAGTGACACCTACACTGGGAATAGTGAGAATGGAATGGTCACTGTCTCGATGGGGTCAGGCGATACCATGTAACTGGTCTGCTTCTTACGCTACTCTTGGAATAGGAACTCAGGTTCCGATGCACTATCTCGTTGCTGATGCTCAGAATCTTGGTTGTCAGGAGGTTGTTGACAAAGGTTTTGAATGGCTCCTTTTGTGGGAAGATGATGTAATTGCTCCGCCGGACGCTTTGCTCAGATTAAATATTTATATGAGAAAAGCGGATATTCCTATTGTGAGCGGTCTTTATTTCATTAAAAGTTCTCTTACAGAGCCGATACTTTATCGTGGTTTAGGGACAGGCGCTTTTACTGATTTTAAGATTGGTGATATGGTTTGGGCTGATGGTGTTCCGACTGGTTTTCTTTTGATACACAATTCCATTATTAAACTCATGTGGAATGAATCTGAAGAATATCAGGTATTAGGTGGTAAGAAGGTTCGCAAAATATTCGAGACTCCTGCCAAAGTCATGTATGATGTAGATACGAAAACATTCAGTTGTGGTCAGGGAACAAGTGATTTGAACTGGTGTCATCGAGTAATTAAAGATGATGTATTGAAAAGGGCAGGATGGTCTAAAATTGCAAAAAAGAAATATCCGTTTTTATGTGATACTAATATATTCTGTCAGCATATAGATTTATCAACAGGGCGTGTATTTCCAGGGGGACAAAGACCAATAAAATGAAAACTTTTATATGTGAATGCTGCGGTAAGAAGTTTAGAAAAACTAATACGGACGAAGAATCTTTATTAGATTCGCAGTTATTATTCGGGGATGTTCCGGAAGATGAATTGGCTGGAATTTGTGACGATTGTTATCAGCAAATTGTACCGTTAGTAAAAAACTAAATACAAAGGTATTTAATAAACGTTAAGGCTGGAGAATATTTTGGTAAACTACTTAAACAAAGTGGAAATTCCTGAAATAAAACATTGAACTTTCTACTCCAGCCTTTTATAAATTTTATGGAGAATATTATGAAAAAGTCAGTAATAGGTATTATCTTATTCAGTATCTTAGCAGTTGTCGCTTTTGGTGATTATCAACCAGCAAGTGTTCCTATGGGTAATTACACGGTACAGCAGGGAGTGACATTTAGTGATACATTTTACATCATCGACCCAAACGGTCCGGCTGGATTGACTATTGGATGCGAACCGCCTGGATTAATAATTAATGAACCTGTCATATCAAGTATCGAAGGTGATTCCGAGGCTAAGTTGTATGCCTACCCTTATACATTTACTCCCACGCATACAGGTACATTCACATTCACCATTATATCCGCCGATACGATGGGGACTACTGTTGAACAGCAGATAGTTTTTAACGTTGAAGGCAATGCTCCTCAAGTGTTTATGGGATGTGCCGGAATGGGTTATGTTCCTCCGCAAACAGTATCATCGAACTTTGAAGAGCAGGTAAAATGGAAATATGCCATGCTTGAGCGTGTAGCGTCGGGCTGGATGGAAAGAGATATTGCAGCATCAAATTAAATTTATAGGTTTAATAATGACACTTAATTCCTTAAAATCTGAAATAGCAGTTCATAAGAATTATTCCAATCTTGACCAAAAGGGATGGGAAGCAAAGATTGAGCATCGTGACATCACAAAAAGGTCACAGAAAGATTTCGATTACTTAAAAAAACTTTATCCTGCGAAGATTGAATCTATCAGGCGACAACTTCGTGAGACGGGATATGATATTAAAGTTGTACCGCAGACTAAAGATGGTAAGATGAAATCAACACAAGAGATTGTTGATGATATGAATGAACAGCTTGAGCATATTAATCATCTCGTTGCAAAAGAAGAACGATTACTTGATAAACTTGCCGTTGTATTAAAAGAGGAAGATTTAAGAAATACAGGTAAGGTAACAAGAACTGGCATACATGATGCCGCGGATTATTATATAGACTATGTTAATGGTAACGATTCTAACGATGGACTTTCTACCGGAAACGCATGGAAGACAATAACAAAATATACTTCGGTTACATCAAGACTGCCGGGAGATAGGGCTTTTCTTCGAGCGAATACAACATGGACTCAAGGGACAGAAGCAGAAGATATTGGTTTCGATGAAGACGGCACAGCAGATAATCCTATAAGTATCATTGGTTGCGATTCTGTAACTAATGACCCCTGGAGTGATAGTTCAGATGTTAAGCCTGTAGTAGATTTTGAAAATGCAGCTTACCAGTTTAGCTTGGCTGCCGATAATTATTGGAGATTAGAAAGATTCGCCATTAAACGGTCAGCCGATACTAATGGACAGCTTAGAACATCAAGTTATATAAAAGGTTTTTATATTAAAGATTGTGATATATCAGATGGTGCAAGTTCAAGTGTAGCAGGGTTAAATTTGGGAGATGTAGAAGCCACTATTGATGGTTGTACCTTTGAAAATTGCTATGGTCATAGTATTAGAACGTCAAATTCTATACTTAACATAAAAAATTGTATAATTGATGCAGGCAGTGGAGTTGGTTCGTCGAGAGGAATATACTCAAGTGGACTTGTATTCATGAAAGACTGTTCGATAGCTCCTTCTAATGCTTTTTCTGAGTATGATATTTCTGTATTTGGTTCAACAGTTTACTTAAGAAATTGTGTTTTTGGTGTGTCAGAAAATATTTATATTTTTCACGCAGGAAGAGTGTTTATTGAAGATTCTGATGGTGTTTATGGTGCTCATAAAACTAAATCATATCAAGGCGTTATAACCAAAGAAACATCTTCACCTCGTTCTGGTGGTGCAGGTTCTTATGCAAAGCTACTTTCTGATAATGTCTGCGGTGTGCTTGAACCTTTAATTTTAGGAGATTCATTCAATGGATTTTCTCAGCTTTGGTTGGCAAAAGACGTTGAATACACAATTACTGTTTACGCAAGAACCGGCTCTGCATGGGACTCAGCCTTGTCAGCAAGTCAAGCCTTTTTAAGATGTTCTTATTTGAGTAATGCTTCAACGGCGGCACGAACTGAAATTGACAGTACAGAGACAATAACAAATGATGCGAATTGGACGGCGTTTACGGTGACTTTTACACCGCTTCAAACAGGGTTTGCTTATTTGCAGTTTTATCTTGCAGCGTATGAAGATGTAAGTGAATACATAGATGTGGACATATTACCAGTGGTAACATAATGGCTAACGAGTGGATTTTAGGTCAACCTATTAATACAGATAACGACGCTCAGGAATGGTCGCTTGGTCAACCTCTTGTCGTTATTGATAATACTGAGGCAGGCGGCGAAGTATCTGTTTCTGTTTATGATTCAGTGTCAGTAACGGATAGTGTTTCAACACAATTAACATTGTTTGAAGTTTCTGTTGGCGATTCTGTTTCGGTAAATGATGCCGTCAATGTTTCGATACCAGTCTTAAATGTTTCCGTATCGGATGATATTAGTGTCACTGATGCTGCCACAGCTTCTCTTGGTTCCCTGTATGCTTCGGTATTTGATTCAGTGTCAATTACCGATGCTGCGAATGTTAATTTGCCAGTTCTGATAATTTCTGTTAATGACAATATTTCAGTTACCGATGCTATAAGTTCTTATATTACACCATTACTGTTCTCTGTATATGATTCAGTCTCAGTAAGTGATTACACATCGGTATCAATACCTATTCTTCTGGTGTCTGTAAATGACTCGGTAGGTGTTTCTGATGTAATTGATGCCGTTATAACTTCTGTCGAGAATCTTAGTGTTAATGTATATGACGAAATATCAGTTACAGACGCTCCGGATGCCGCATTGACATTATATGAAATTAATATGTATGACGATATTTCTGTTACCGATACCGTGTCTGCTAAATTAAATTTATATTTAATATCGGTAAGTGATAATGTTTCAATAAGCGACTATGCTTCAATTCTTGGGAATATATTAAGTGCTTCTGTTTACGATGAAATATCCGTAACAGATTCGCCGAATGTTTTCATATTATCATTGGAAAATTTAATAGTCAGGATAGAAGTACTGGAGGCATATATGAGCGAAATAGGTGATATGGTAACGGCAATTTACAATAAACTACCCACACATTATATGATGCTATAAAAGAGCGTACCGATAATCTACCGGATGACCCTGCCGATGAAAGTGAATTGGAAACATTACTGGCAACTATAACTTCCAATACCGGACAGGTAGTTTATGGTTCTTCCGGTTCGGCACAGAAAGTTATTACACCTGCTGGAGTAACATTAGGATATATTGAGGATGAAAAGCTATGAGTAATATTCCTATAGTTAGTTTTAATTCCGGTTTAGTCACGCCGCATGTTGATGCGAGGAATGATTCTGAAAAGTATCAGTCTGCATGTCGGGTACTGGATAATTTCATCGCTCGAATGTATGGCTCTGCGGAAAGGCGGCCTGGAACATATTACATCGGTGGAATGCGAGATTCAGACGATTCCGATCCTGTCAGTGGAGTTACTACCGCCTTGCTCATACCATTTATCTACAATAAAGAAACATCTTATATTTTAGAATTTACAAATTTATACATAAGAGTTTACTATGGCGATGCGGTTATTGATGAAATAAATAGTCCTTACGCTGAATCAGATTTATTTGATTTACAGTTCAAACAGTTAGGTGACGTGATTAGGATAACTCACGACAGTTATAATCCTGCTGTAATATCACGTATTAGTGCGAGTCAGTTTGCTATTTCAGATTTAAAATTTGATTACGGTCCGTTTCTTCTGAGGAATGACTTAGCCAATCCAGATAATCCGAATAATATAACTATGACTCCGAGCGGTACTGGTATTTCTGTATTATCTGCACAAGCTCAAATAGCACAAACAGGCTTAATAATGTGGACTGATTTTAACCCATCACATGGAATAGATGGTCTTGAAACGACTTATTGCGGTGGTGGTTATTGGGGTAAACAATTTCAATCTGACATGACATACAGGGTTTATTTTGATACGGCACAAGATATTGACCAGTTAAATATAAATTATATGTGCGTCAATGCAATACAGCCTGCAGGCAATTTACCAGATAATACCTATACCAAACGAGGATTGAGGGTTTATGATGGTTCAGATTGGACAACATTAGTTAATCCTAATACGCCTGATGCCGATTTTACAGCTACATCCTATGACGCGTGGGATTACTACAATACAATGCTTGGCGCCAACAGTAATGTAACATTCACAGACCTCGGACTC